CTAATTCATTTACTCTTTTTGCAAATCTATTAGCAACTTCTTTAAACATATCAAATGCTTCTTGTTTAGTAATATCTTTGTCTAATAAAGTTACTCTTTTACCATTAGGATAATATGTATTTCCATAACCTATTGTTGGAATTTTAGCACTACACAAATATGGTTTTAATTTTAATCCTTCAAATTTAGTTATTAATAAATAACCTTTATTATCTAATATCATTTGTTTGATTTTTTATAGCTTTCAAATTGCTTTTTTAATGCTTCGTGGTCTTTCTCTAAAACAATGTATTTTAACTCTAAAGCATCAAATTTATCTTTCCAATATTTACTTGCTTCTACTTCTTTTGCGTATGCTAAATACAAATCATTAAACTGCTTTTGTAAACTTCTTACATCGTTTCTTAATTCTGAAATATCTTTACTTTGTTCAACATTACAAGCCCTTAATTCATCTCTATCAGTTTTTAAATCTTCAACTAAAGCATCATAAATATTTTGTACTTTTGTTAAAAAGTCACCATTACTATTTTTTAATTCTACTTTTTTAGCTTGTTTACCACCAAAAACCCAAGCAACAGGTATTGATAATGTACTGACTATTGCCATCCAATTTTCTAAAAACCAATTCATTTATTTAATTTATTATTATTGGTTTAGGCACGTATTCTCCTTGCGTTAAATCCAATAACCAATTCCATTGTGTATTGATAATTGTTTCTTTGTCTTGCTCTGATAAAAATAAAAACCAAATATCGTTGATATCTTGCACACAATTAAAAAACTCGTATGTTGAATAAAATACCCCTTGTATTTCTTCTTTTTGCTCTATTGTTAAAATATATCCTTCCATTATACTTGTCTGCTTAAAGTTGTTTGAAATGCTTGTACTGCTGTGTAAAAGTTAGATGCTTGAGTGTCGTTTAAGCCGTCTCCGATATGAGCAAATGCGTGTTGAAAATCAAGATATTCAACTATACTTGATTGTAATCTTAATGCACCAAATAAAAATGAATTTGTTGGCTGTGTTGTTTGACCATTTGTTGTTACAGATGCTATATTTGATGAATTTCTAAATGATTTAGCAGAAGAATTAGATGTTCGTGATGTTAAAAACAAAGCTGCAAAATTTTGATTAATTGCTGAACTTAAAATATCGGGAGTATTATAACTATAAATGAAACTATTATAGCGTTTTGTTGTTTCAAAAGTTGCTCCCATAATTGGCAAAGATAAAGCACCAATAGCACAACCAAAACTTTTGTTAGTTGAGGGTGTAAAATCATTTCGTGAATAAACAGAAAAACTTACGCTATTAAATGTTAAACTTGTATTCGGAATAAATCCAGTATCAAAATATGCACTCGTTCCATTAGGCGTTACCCCAGTACTCGCAAAAGTCCAACCGCTTGTAAATGTACCAGTAAAACTTGAAGATTTTAAATTCTGTGCACAAGCTGCAGCACTTGCTCCAACCATTGGATAAATGGCTTTCATAGAGTTCCAAATCCCCGCACTTTTCATATTTAATACAAGGTCATTAATTGCTATTTGCTCTGTACTTGTTAAAGTTCCACCCGCTGCTATTACTCTATTAAAAAATGCTTGTGCATCGGCATCAATAATACCACTTTGTATAATTGTAGATATTTGTCCCGTTCTTGTTTTAAAGTCAAATCTTCCCATTATGATATACGATTTACATAACCTACTATATTAATAACATTGGCAGTACTTGCAAAAGCAGTAATTGTTCTTGCTGCTGAACCAGTACCTACTAAAATTGTACCCGCAACACAAATAGTTAAACCACTTTTAGCTGGAATTGAAAGTATTATATTTTGGTCGGGTGCAGTTGTAGAGCCATATTCAATAGTTAATGTTGCAGTACTTGCTGAAGTATTAGTTGCATAAAGCCAAACTTCATCAATTACAGATGCACTTGTTCCAGTTGCGTGGATAGTTGTTCCAGTTGTTGCAGTTGCTACTACTTTAATAGGCATTCCACCCGTTGAACCGCTTAATATTTGTTTACTTATTGGCATATGTTTTTTATTTTTATGTTATGAATATACTTGACTTAATAATACTACTTGTAATTCGTCTGGTTTCAAAGCCAATGCATCAAAGACTGCGTTTTGACTTGGTGCTTTGTCTGTTACTCCATCTGCTATACTATCTTCAATTATAGTTTTATTTTTCCAAAGTTGCGTTGAAGTTTCATAAGTTAATGCTTGATTGTTTAAAGGTGTAGATATAGAAACATTGTGTAGCTCGTCTAATTCATAACCTACATTAATCTTAACAAATATAGAGCCTTGTGTGATGTGAGCAGAAACTACATAACCAATAATAACTAAATGATTTGGTGCAAGTGGTTTAACATTTGTAATTCTTCCAGCAGTAGTTGCACTTAAATAAACTATATCACCATCAACCCAAGTTTCACCTTGTAAAGAACCAGTAGTATTTATGTTTCTTACTAATCCATTTGTTGTAATAAATCCTTCTTGATTGTTGTTTATTGTTTCAGTAACTAATCCTATTGTTTCAGCACTTAAATTATCATTTGTAGCTTGTGCTAAATCTACTTTTAAACGTTGACCTTGTGCGCCAGTTACTCTTACTGCTTGGTAATTTGCTTGTAATAAATTTATATTTGTTGCAGTTTTATTTACAACTCTGACAACTTCCTCTTGACCTATTTGTAATGTAACGTTTCCACCTTTTAAACCTAAATCAACAGTTCCATCTGTATCATTCCATCGCATTACTCCTACTCCAGCAGTTCCCGTTGGTGTTTGGTCAAATTCAACTTGTCCAGCTTTTAATTCAAACTCTCCTAAATCAACATCAGTAGTTGCACCGGTATAAGGAACTAAATTTGTAACGCTTGGAATAGTTGGCTTATTTAATATTTGAGCATCACCACTTGTAGCATTCCAATCAGCATTAACATTTACTTCTGCTCCGGCTTCAATTCCCGAAAGTTTATTTTTTTCAGTAAGTGAATATTGCTTGTAAGTAGTTCCGTCAAGGATATCGTCTTGGTCTAAAACTACAACTCCAATCTGTCCGTTAACTGAATCAACTGCTCCTCCTCCTCCGGTAACTGTGTTAACGTTTATAGTAGTTAGATTCGGCTCAATAGTTAAGTCAACCGTTTCTATTACTGGACTTATATTTATGTCTATTATATCGCTCATTATCTAGTTATATCACATTCAATTAAAAATTCTCCACTTAACCAAGTTTTTATAGTTCCGTCTGCAAATAAGATTTCTAAATCATATAAGTAATTACCGGATGCTATATTTATAATTTGTTTGTTTATTCTAAATAAGCCTCCAGCAGCGTTTGTAATTGTTATACCAGCACTTGCTACCGAAGTCAAAGATAATGCAATCAGTCCTCCGCATTCGCTTCTCAACTGCATTCTAATTGTTGCACCGGTTAAATTAACTACTACACTATTTTTAATCAAAGCAAAATTAACCGCTTCAAATGTATCTCCCTTTATATGTGTAAAATTATAACTCATTTCGTTTTGATTTGTTTGCTTAAATATTGCTTAACTTTTTGTAAGTTTTCTTTTTTAATCTTATAAGCGATAAATTTATTTTTTGACTCTTTCATAATACCCAGTTGCAAGGATTAGCTTTTTGGTCCGGATACATATCACTGTCTCTATTGGTCCAATACTCTGGGAATTTAGAGGCTGCATTTATACCCATATAATCAATAAATCTAGTAGCGTAAAAGTCTGCAAAAGTTCTATGCTTTTGAACTAATATATCTAACTCTTCTTTGCTTGGAGTTTCTGAGTTCTCACTACGATGTTTAAATACTCCTCCGTTACGGATTTGGTAGTTTGCAAATGGCAAATAATCAATCATAGCAAAATGAATAAGCATCGGTTGTACAAAGTCTTTAACTAAATCTAAATAATCTCCGGTTAATGTCGAAGTATTTATTTTAGTTGTGATAGTATTGTATAATTGAGTACCTAAATAGTTTTGTACGTGCATCTGTTGTGCAATCTTAATAAACTGCATAAACAAATCAGCATCAACGTTTCCGTTAAGGATAGTATTTGCTTTTAGGTCTGTCTGTGTTATGAATAAAGTTGTAGCCATAATTATTTCATATCGTGTGGAGCGATATATGCTCTTTGGTCGTTAACTGTTGGTATAAATCCATTCTCTGCAATAGATTTTGTAGGACTAACTATTTCAGCATTCGGACTGTATACGTCTACTTTTGTACTTCTGTCTTTACTTGCGTAAGTTTCACGAATCCAAAAATGTTTGCAAGTTCCGTTAGGAAATTCCTCAGAAAGTAAGCCTCCACCTTTCCATAAAAATATGTCATAAGGATCATTAGGCTCTGGTCTCATACCGAATCCCGGATTAACATTCATTGTACTCATTCTATTTATATCCTCTTTACGATATATTTTATTTGCCGACATCATTTCTCTGCAAAACTTTCTTTCCGGGTTAGGGTTGCCTCCATATCTGTAACGAACTTTATAAATCGGACTGTCTTCTATACTTTTTGCGTTACCATATGCACTCCCGGTGCTTAAATGTACGCTTAATTGACTGTCTAGTTTTTCCTCTTGCTCATAATCTACTGCTCTAGAGTCAATAAGTTCGTATTGTTCTAGGTCTATCTCCTCTCCAAACTCTGACAAATCAATAGCAGACAAAGTCTGTTGAGGTGCTACTTGTGGAATTGCTGATTTTAAACCTACTAGAGAGCGTATCTCGTCAGCAGTCATCGACTCAAGTACTTTATTAGCTACCAGAGGACTTAAAGAGTTAATTCCGTCTATAATAGTGTTTGATTTTTCTGTTATAGTTAAGTCATTTACTGCGTCTAGCGGTTGTAAAGTTTTAAAGTATAAATCTAAAGTGATTCCATTATACGCTAGTATGTTATTTAGTTCTTTTATTATTAAGTTTTGGAATGGTTTTATAACTGTATTCTGCATTAATATAGTCGCAGTCTGCAATTCGTCTGCATTGTTACCAAATCCGGTGTTATCTTTAATACCTAAAAGTAAAGGACTGATTACTCTGTGAGATACCATTATTTTACGCATACTCTCATCCGAAAGGAATTGATATTGATTGTGTGCATCACTTAACTGCACCGGAGTAATAGTTGCTCCGTAATCATTTGAATCATTAAAAGATAAAATGAATCTTCCAGCGTTTGAAGTACCCGAGAATTTTTGAGTTATTGCTCTTTCTATATCTCTTTGCTCGTCCTCTGTTGGAGTTCCATTATTGAAATTGATTAACATACTTGGAGCAAGGCCATTCATTATATTGTTTAAATGATAGTTGCTTATTTCCTCCTCTAGTTCGCAGTATTGTAAACCTCCTTGCCAATCTGGAGGAGAGTAATAATAGAATCCGGTTTTATATGGTTTAATGTAAAGTATCTCTTCGCTCTCTTGACTTGTACCAAATGCCGGTATTGGAGTTGCCGGATTCTGTCTAGTTACTTTCGTCCAATCGTCAGCATAAAAATAAAATTCAACCTCTCCGTCCTCATTACATTTACCACTACGCAAAGTTTCAACCGGCCAATGATTACATTCAACTATTCTAGTTCTGTCTATTGAATAAACTACTTGAATAGCACACTGGCCCATAGCTTTTAAATCATAACAAAGTCTCTCGACTGTATCGTCATCAAATAATAACATCGCTTGTGCGTAGTCTTCCGGCTTGATTTGTGCATCGGTTGCATCTAATCCTTGACCGAATATCATTTGACTGATTCCGTTTACTATTGCGTTGTTTGTAGGACTTCCATTTATACGGTCTTGAATGTATCCAAAGTAATTATTATCGTCTCCATAAGATACCCACTCTTGATTCCTTACTTCGATAATTCTAGGACTTGTATATGTCGCTAAATTGACAATTCCAATTCCGGTATTTTTAGGTTTAACTTCTGCTTTCTTTCTCATATTATTGGATTACGATATAATCGTTGTTATTTGTATTCAAGGTAATAAAATTACCATTGTTTATAGAGTAGTTTTCAGCACTCTGGTTAGTCGAAAATAATCTGTCCTTATATAAGACATTACTTGAAGCATTTAAGACGCTTAATTCAAAGAATCCGCCCTCATATAGGCAAGTCAAGTTACAGTCTATATACACTAAATCATAAACATTTGGGTAAACATTTGTGGGTATAAAAGTAAAAACTGTATTCTTTTGTTCGTCTCTGACTTTTATTGTTAGACTTTCTCCCTCTATATAGTTTCTAGGGATTGTTATAAATCTTTGAGTCGTATTATCTTGGTTTACTACTGTCATAGTTATATAACGTAAATTTATTTTTTTTTGTAAATAAAAAAAGGAGTGAAACTAATCACTCCCTTTATACCATAGAAAACCTATCGATTACGCTTTTTCTTATGGTGTTATCTGTGTAGCAGAAGAATGAGAAGTTACAACTGTACTAGTCACAAATGGCGCAAGGATAGGCTCTTCGGCCGTTATGGTAAGTGTGTACCCATTCATATCGCCCAAATTTGTGCCGCTGGTAACTGTACCATTTATATTACAACCTCTAGTTAAACCTACTGCAAAGAAATTTCCGTTATTGTCTTCAACAAATACGTGAGGTCTTTGTGAAATCATTTTCTGTAATTCTACATTCGTAGCAACATCCATTTTTGTCAATACCGCAGTAACTGTCTGAGCATAAAAAGTAGTTCCATTCTCGTCACTTGAAGTGATAGTCTGCTCTAAATTATTTCCTCCCTTTACTTCGTATTTATACCAGTTTGTTCCAGCACCACTAACCGCAGTTAATGTACCGGCAGTTATTGTCAAAGTTCCTAACGTTCCATAGTCAGCGAAATAAACTGTTTTAATTCCTCCTACTACGTCTTTGCAAGGTAACTTTCGACCGGTAGCCATTAAGCAAGTACTCATATTTTTTTTATTTTAAAAGTTAATAAATTGCCTCCCTTGTTACAGAGAGGCATTTAATTTAATTTATGCTATTCCGTAAGTAACTGCGTCTGCACCGATACCTACTTGGATACCTCTAGAGAAACGAGCAATAAATCTTACATTTTTGCTTCCGTCAATATCGGCCATATCAATCGTCTTAACAACATTTGCATCGTCAGCCAATCCAAATCCTACGAATAAATTAGAGATTTGAGTAGCTACCATTGTGTTAGCTGGTAAACCATTTGCAACAAAGATTGTAACTCCGTCAAAAGTTAACTCTCCACCATTGTACCAAGTTGTACCGGAAGCGTTAACACCCGCATTTGAAGTAGCAGCTACTGAGAAACCTCCCAATGCTCTTACGTATGCTTTTGCTACGTTTTGAGATACATATAATCTTAGGTCTTCTGAGCCATAGAGTGCAGCCGGTATTCCGTCAATTACGCGGCCCATTTCTGTGATTACGTTTGCAGAGGTAATTGTCAAAGGAGTAGCGATAACTGTTGCTCCGTCTGTTCTTAATAATTTACCAAGTCCGTTAGTAGCATTCCATAAGAAAGTTTCAGTATCGATAGCGATATCTTTTAAAACTTTAGCAATAAAGAAATCAGAGAAAGTTGACGGCATAACATCGAATGAACTAAAGCCCATACTTTGTGCTTCCCAATCTTGCTCGAATGGAGTCTTACATAATTGTAAATTTACTTGTTTTTCTGCTACTGTTAAAACTTTGTCAGACAAAGTAACTGTTCCAGCATCTGTAAAATCGCAAGTTGCATCTGCTACTAGGCCAGAGATAACTGCTTTCTTAACTGTTGCTTTGTATTTCACGTTTGGAATTACAGTAACTGCATTGTTTGCGATTGTGTTCGCACTTAATACCGCAGCTGCGATATATTTACCGGCAAATTCACCGGCATAATTTGATGTAATTGTTGGTTGATTAGGCATTTTCTTTTATTTTTTTAAGTTTATTTTTTATTTATTTAATTTGTTAGTTTGATAATGCTGCCATTATTCTAGATTCTGTGGAAGAGATATTCTTTCCGGTGTTTGCTTTCCCTAAATTTAATTTTGAGTCTGCTGGTTTGTGTACTGTTGCTTTTTTAGATACGCTTGATAGAGTTTCTTTCATTTCCATTTGTCCTCCCATACAAGCATCGATTTTAGCTTGTAGTTCATCCATTTTAGGTTGTAGTGATTCCATTACTTTAGTAAGGATTTCCTCTAACGTAGCTGGTACTGCTTCAAGTTCAACTTCTGATTCTGGTGTTGCCTCTTCTGCTGGTGCTTCTTCTTCTGTTTTCTCTTCTGGCTCTGCCGACATTTCAGTCTCTCCAACTTCCGCAGCCGGTGATGCTAATTCGCCAATCATTCCAATTTCGTAAACCTCCAAAGTTGTACCGTCAGCTAATAAATAACTCCCAATTTCTAACGGTGTTTTGTTTTCTCCGTCAATAGCAAATACTGGCATCCCTACCTCAAAGCTATCGGCTTCAATAACAGTCCCGTTATCTAGAGTCTGCTGCTCTAACTTCACATTTCTGCGAAGTAACGCATTAATGCGTGATAAAATTTCTGTGTTTTTCATATTTATAAATTATTAATTCTTACCCATATAACGAAGTACTATTTTTTTTTGCATTTTTATTCTGCCTTTCTGTAAATAGTTCCGATGCCTTGTGCTTGTAAACTTCCGTCACAACATTTTCTAGAGTATTTATTGTCTGGACATAAACAACCTCTTTTGTCATTTTTAGGACTTGTTCTACTCGGTGTTTTAAAATCTTTATTTGCCATAATTCAATAGTGTTTGAAGTTCTAATAAATCTAATCCGGCTAGTATTTCCTCTTCTGTCTCATCAACTTTTGAAAGTGGAGTCTTTGCTTTGTCCGCAAAATATCCCTCAATAGAAAATCCTTTAACCTTACCGGTTTTAATAAAGTCATTCCAAATCTTATCGTTGTTTACTTTAATAGTTCCCATCCAAGTTCCTACCGGGACATTCAATTCGTAAAGTTTAGATTTGTCTTTGTCTGTGTCCTCTACTATCCAAGACTCAACCATAGTTAATCCGGTAATAGATTCCATATGCTCAAATGTAGCGTTTGACTGATTGCCATTTTGAAAGAATAACTCCATACATTTTCGGATTGTATCTTTACTAAAATAAATATAGTACTCTCCCTCGTTTTCGTCTCTTCTGTAAATAGGTTTATCTGGTACTAACATTGCACCCATAATGATTTTTTTCTCCGTATCTACTTCGGCAAATTTAAATTCCTTTGGTTGTTCTTTTAAAGCAACCCACGTTTCTTCAGTGGCTGGACTTTCTACTAAACTATATGCGTCTATTCCAGAAAGTTCCATTGTTTCGTCAATTATTAGTTCTATTACTTTCATAATCTTATAACGTTTTTTTTATAATTTTTGTTTTTTTTTATCCTAATGTTGCATTTTGTACGATTGAACGATTTAAGCTTTGTTGTGTACTTACATCTCCCCCCACAACGAATGCTCTCATAGGTTGGCTTTCTTTACCGGCTATACTTTCTGCTATTTGATTCGCTCCACTTGGTCCTACTACGTTGAAACTTGGTGCTGCTGCCGGTACTGCTCCGCCTCCGACTGTTGCTCCTCCTCCGCCTCCTCCTCCTCCAGAGAGTAACGCTTTTGCTCTTGCTAAATTTGCTAATATAGTTGCACTACCACTAGCGTAAAATGCTATCTTAGTTGCTAGATATGTAGCTGGTGCTGCCGGTGGTGGTACTCCGGTTGCTGCTCCGGCTGCACTTATCTCTGTACCTTGCATCATTTTAGAAAATGCAATAGCACTATCAGCACCTATTTGAATTAACGCAAGTGCTTTCATAGCTGCTTGACCGGCTTTGCCTCTTGCTAATCCAGTAGCTTGAAGTGATGAAAGTAGTTGCTCTCCACTTTGAGCAATACTTCCTATTGCATCTGTTGTGTCTTGGAATGATTGTATTTTTCTTTGTCTATCTTCTTCCTCTCTTTGTTCTCTTTCGTATTGGCTATCGTATTGAAGTTGTGTTATTTTATATTGATAGGCTTCTTCTGCTGCTATTTGGTCTTCCTTAAATTTTGCATCGGCATTAAGTTTGTCTTGTTTATTTTGTAAATCTGTTAAATCAAAAGACGTTTCCTCTTCTGCTAATTTTTTATTGTAATTATCGTTTAACTCTTTTAACTTTTTTAGTCTCTCCTCGTCTGTTAATTCGGTTTTTTTATCAATAGCCATTTTACCTAATTGATAACCGGCTCTGTCATTTAAAAGTTTATTGATTGTGTCTTGTGATGCTTTTACAGTTGCCTCTCCGTCCTTTTTTACTTTCTCTGGATCGAATGCTAATTTTGTTAAATAGTCAACTGATTGCTCTGCAAACTTCTCATCGATTTTATATTTAAGGTCAATGCCGGGGATTTTATTTATTAAATCAATTATTTTATTAATAGCTTTTGCACCAGTTTCAAATAATATTCTTTGAGGAATAGAGATAAAATCAATAAACGATTTTAACATCTCATAATTTCTTTGTGCTGCTTCTGTTGCTAGTTTGGTGTTTAGTATTTGATTTTCTTGGTTTATTTTATTTGCAGCGATTGCCTCATCTGTCTGTTTGATTTTAATATCTAAAATCTCTTTCTCTGACTTGCCTTGAAGTTTTAATATATTATCTTGGCTTCCTATCGTTTTAAGTTTCTCATTCTCTAAGTCAACGTTTTTTTGACTCTGAGCATTAAGTTTCTTTTGCTCTTCGCTTACTCCACTTACTGCCTCTTTGATATCGTCCCAATAAGCATACAAAGCACCGGCAGCAACAACTAATAAACCTATTCCAGTACTACCGATTGCAGTTTTTATTCCGTTAAATGCATCAATAGCTACGGCCTTTAATTGCTTAAAGCTATCTCTTGCCTCTCCTAGTGCTTGGAAACCTTGTGCGATAGCCATTGCAGACTGAACTTTTAAAAGTTGTTTCTCTAAATCTTTAGACTCAACTCCAACCAATCCCATAGCACCTTGATAGGCTGCAAATCCTCCGGCCACTCCAGAAAGTGATGCACTTAATGCCTTGAATTTTGCATCTGGATTAAACGCTTCTGTTAAAGTTTTAGCATCGCCTATTCTGTCTTTTAGTTCTGCTGCTTTTTTAGCTGCATTTACGGCCTCTTGTGATGTTGCACCGAACTTATCGGCTAACTTTTGTACGTCTTGTTGTGCTTCTCTTAACTGACTCTTTAAACTACCGAGAGACTTGTCTGCTTGTTCTGCATTTACGTTTAAATTAATGTCTATTTCTTGTGCCATTTCAATAGTCTTTTATGTTGTTTAAATGCTTCTATCCAAGTTTCTGGATGTTTGTTTTTTCCCTTTGCTATTTCTATCAATTCACTCTGTCCGTAGTGATTTGACTCTTTCAATAATGTTAATATTTGCTCTATCATATTGCAGTTTGGATTACGAATATATATTCTGTTTTTACTGTTGCTCCGTTTATTTTATATTCTAATATAATTACTCCAGTTCTATCTAATCCGGTTGAATTTACCGGAACTGTAACTGTTAAAAGTTTATCGCTTTTATTATTACTTGTGTGAGTATAAGATAAGAAGGAAGTTGATGCTTTTATATCGAAAGAGTCATAATCATTCAAGTATATTTCTACGTCAAATACTAGGGCCTCTTTGTCTGTTTGGATATTCTCCATATCAGCAAATCTATAACCAACTGTACTAGCTGCATCTACTCCTCTGTAATCTGTCAATAGTTCGAAGTCAGTTTCTCCGGTTGTTAAATCCGTAGTGAATGAATTTATTAAGTATCTTTTATTGCGAATTACTAGTCTATCATTTAATGCAATACCTAAAGGAATACCCGCTCCATTTGTTACTGTACTTCCTAACAAACTTGCCGGTAGTAATGCTTTTACTTTTATCAATCTAGTTTTTATATTGTAAAGATTGTCAACGAAGTTTTTATAATGTCTATAATAAAGTCCTTGAGGTGCTAATTCGTTTAGCCAACTTGACTGCTCATTTCCAAAGTTCATTGTCATTAATTGAGAATGAGTTGCATCTGTTGGCATATTATCATATTCATTTGAGAAACGCATATAATTTACTATTGTAGTAGGACCTCCACTAGATTGAGTCATATATATTCTATCGCTACCAGTTAATGCAGTTACTGCTCCATTAATATAAATAAGCATTGGCTTTGGTATATATGGCTTTAAATCCTTGTCCACTAGAGTAGCAGTTTGAAATAATTTTCCTTGCGTTGGAACTTCAAATAATACGTTCTCAAATGGTAGTTTAATTTCGTATGTTGAGTTCTCTGTAATCCTCTCTGAATTATAAATCAAATCTCCGTAAGCATTTCCGAATAAACTTTTGAACTGCTCGTTTAATACATTAGTACTTTCCTCATATTTAAAATTTATACTCTTAAACAATTTAGGTTTATTTATACTCATTTCATTTTCGTAGGTATACTCTGTTATGTCCAAAGTTTTACCAGCATTATAAAACATTTCAAGTGGTGCAAATTCATATGTATTATTCGGTCTTGGAATAATCATTAAATTGAATGTCTTAATTATACCGGTTAAAAAATCTATTGTTTTGATGTCCGGGATATAGTTTACAATATCAATATTACTTACTGTTGTTAATGTTCCACTTGTTGCTCTACTTCTAGTTATTACTTGTACATAAGTTACCGGTACTGCATAACATCTTTGGTATTCTATAATACTAGTAAAATTCATCGTTTGTGCAGACGAAAAAGAAAAAGTATATTTATGTGATGCTCCATCTGTACTTCGTCTAACTTCCTCTCCTCTTACTGTTCTAGTTCCAGTTAAGTTTGTAAAAGTTCTGTATAGTTCTCCGTCTCTATAACAAAATACACTATAAGGAATATTTGTAAATCCACTTAAAGGAGTAATAGTAATATTAATAAAAACGTAAATGTCTCCAACTGCGTTAGCCGGTACAAAACTCCAAGTTGATGTCAAAGTATCTGTTGTTAAATTAAATTCGGGAAACGCTACGAAAGGACTTGTAGTAACGATACTTGTATAATCCATTTTTAACCTCTGAGTTATTTCAGACATAGACAATGCATTTTTCAAATAAAGGTGTAATTTTTTCCATTGGTTTAAATTGAAAAAACTACCAGTAAAAATAACCCCGTATTTTGCTTGAATAAAAGAAAAAATAGAAGCCAAAGTAATAGCTGGAAATAACTCATTCCATTTGATTGCTCCGGTTGATAAAGTAATATCGTTTGTTACGCTTCCGGTTTGGTATTCATATTTATAAGCATTTCCTATTAATGGATATCTAACGGAATAAGGCAATCCAGTACTCGGATTATTAGTTAATTGAACTCTAGGTATAACCGCTCCACTATTATAAGTATGATTTAAACTTGTATAGTCTAAAGTATTTAATTTATCATCTTTGATAATGTCTTTTAACTGAACTAAGTTACCATAAAACGTAACCGAATAGCTTTCAATAAATCCGTCTTTTTTGTCTGCTTTCTCTAGTTGAATAGTTCCGTCTCTAAATCTGTGCGTATTAACCTCTATAAAAGCATCATAACGCATTCTGTGGTCGAATCCATTATCAACTGAACTTTCATACCAATGCGATAAGATTTGATTGTTATTCTTTGATGCTGGAATAGTAAAAGACTGCGTGTAGTCTGTATATAATTTACCTATGTCATTTGCATTTCCAATCTGGGAAGTGATGCTAATTTTTTCGTCTTTGAATAAATCTAGTCTTTGATAATCGCTTCGGTATATTTCGAATTTATCTCCGGTAGTTATTGGGATTCCAGTTTCTAAAGTTAATCTTGTCGTTGTGTTTGAAAGAATCCAACTAATTAATCCGGCACTATCTCCATTAATAATCTTAACATAAAAACCTACATATTGATTTGTAGTCATTGTTAAGTTAGTTTCAATATTTAAAAATGGAGATGCATTAATGCCAGTAGATGCTCCACTAATCTCTAAAGTATTTTTCTTAATATAAACCTCTACGCTTAATTTCATTATACGATGTTGTTAATTAGTTTATTCGCAAATTCAAACTCTAGAGTATAGTTGATGTTTTTGTCTTTTAATTCTGTTTTCTTCTGCATACTCGTAGTCTTGATTGTAATCGGAAATTGACTACTTGAAAGTAAAATTGTATCGCTTAACATCATTTCCTCAATCCACTCAAAATAATCCTCTGTAATCCATCCGGTATTAACTTTAATACTTTCTGTTCCATTTATATTAAATGGCTTTGTCTGGCCTTTACGATAGTTATAATTAACGTTTTTTTGCATTAAAGCATAATCGCTATTCTTAACATCGATTGAATTGTAACTTGCTTTGAAAAATGAAAAATGATTCCAACCTCCAAACCTATTTACAAACCATAATACTTGAATAGGATATTTTGGCTCACAGATTTCCTCAGTTTCTACTTTTGTAAGTAATTCGTTAGACTCGTTATATATTTCTACTCTTACACTTGCACCAAATATTAAAGGAATAGCATAATTAAAAAATTCATCTACTCCGGTATAAAAAGTCTGTGTCTTTGTAACTTCGTCAGACTTATCTACCCATTGTGCAAAATATGTAACTCCGCTTTCTCTACAAAGAAAATTAAAATAAGGTATAGTAGTATTCCAATAAACTTTTATATTTGGATTTGCTAATAATAAATAAGGCTTTGCATTTGCTACATCAAAATTTACTCCTTGCTCTACATTTGAATAGCCATTTACTGCACAAAATTCTATTGTGTCTAGCGTATTATACGTAGTTCCATCTGTACTATAAAAAGTCTTATACTCTCCTACGCACCATTCATTATAATCGGCTTCAATTATTGAGTTTGGATTATACCTCAATTTAAATTTATCTATAAACTCTAAAATAAACGGAGATATATTATAATTGGTTTCTTTTTGAGTTACTGATGCAATTCCCTCACTCATTATATAAGTTGGATTTGTAGGTCTTGTACTGAATCCTTTATTCCATAATCTTAATTCAACTTTTGTTTTAACTTGATTAGTCTCGTTAATTACAACTTGATAAGGACTTCTAGCTAATATAACTTTTATTGTAGGTGGTGGCATATTATTTAAAATTTGATTTTGCTATTAATTCTATTGTTGACTTTACGTCTAGAGCGAATGCCTCTGCTATTTCTTTTGGCATAAGTTTTATGTTTTCCTCTACTGCATCTTTCAAAAAGTATGTAGGTTTAATACCTTGATGATAAACTGACTCTCTGACTGCAAACGGACTTAATCCTCTCTTGTTACTCCAGTCAATAAAATGTTTAACGCTTGGTTTTTTTCCCTCTTTAAAACTATAAGGACTATCTCCTCCGTTTTGCTTCCAAAGTTTACCTTTGTTGTTTGTTCTTTTAAACGTACTTGTTTGCTTTCTTACTCCTCCAACTCCTCTGACTCCCTTATCAACAAATGCTCCGTAGTCTGACATTCCAATATTCAAACTAAATGACCGTTTCATAAATCTTACTCCGTTATTAACTACGCTTTTTTCTAGTTTACCGGTGTCGACTTTCTTTTTGTCTTTTAAGTTTTGTTTAGCATCTGCAACAACCTTATCGCCAAACTCATTCATAGCATCTATTAAATGCTCAAACTTTATATTTAACATTTTGAGATGTCGTTAGGTACATTTATAGTTATATCTGTTTGGTATCCGGTTAACATATTTTCCATCTCTTTATCGATTACGTCACTATCTGGAGTGCCTTCTAATTCCCAACCGTCTTTGTATATTGTAGACTGCTTTAAACGGCTCAATAAACGATTAATAACATAGAGTTGGTTAGATAGTATATAAAAAGTATTATCGTTTCCGTAAACACCTATTTCGCTTTCCTTTGATATGTTTACGATATCTAGATTATATATGCTCAAATTGAATGATAGAGTATTCTCGTTATGTCTAATTGAATTTAACATTATATGGCTCAAAGGGAATATAGTATTTTTAGCCAAATCAATTTCAGTTAGTCTTCCTACTGTTACTTTATTTACAAATGGATTGCTACTTAACTCTTCGTTTAAAGAATCTATAATATTGTATAATGCCTCTACTCCTTTTTTATCGTCCATACTTTCTATTTATTTTATCTAATTGCTTTGCTCTTAATTCATCTTTGCCTATCTTATAAGATAAAAACTTTAAACACAAGTGCATATTTAATTTGGTAACCTTTTCAATTCGTGTAACGTCATTTTTAGCGAGTTCAGCGAGAGAAGCAAACCATCCCCACTCTCTTGAAAATTGCGTCTCTGTACTGAACTCATCTTGTTCATTTCCGACTCCAAAGAGTTTAGGATAGATGTCACTAAATCCAGTCCTAAATTCCAAAAAAAAACCGTTGCTCCGAGTACAACATTTAGAGGCATCTCTTTTAATATTTCGTGATACTTGTCTCCCTCGTATTTCTCAATCAAATATTTTCCGTCTGCTGCTCTTCCGGTTACCGGTCTATATAAAACTCCCATAGCGATAACAATATCCTCCCAGTTGTCTATGTTATTGTTTACGTCTAGAAACTCTCCAAATGATAAATTATCTAATTTAGGAATCCAACCGAACTGAATCCCTCCCAGATTAAAACTTTCAACTAGTTTCTGCTCTTGAGAAAGTAAATCGACTAATATCTTTACTACTTTGTTTGCAGAGTCTGAATCAATTTGCTTTGCTTGGTCCTCTGTTATTTCGCAGAATATCTCTAGCATTTTCAAACCTAGATATGTCTCTTGGTTTTTTTTACTTTTGCTATACTCAAACTCTTTTAAGTATCTCTGGTATTTGCTTAGACTGATTTCCTCTAGTGAACTTGGAACTATTAATTTCATATGTATATAACGTTTATATTATTTATTTGTGAGTCTTATTTTACTGCATACTTGCCGTAGTTTGGTCTGGCTAGTTTATCGTATAGGCCATATCGGATTGCATCGATAGTATGGTTAAACATATCAACCGGAGTATTCAATACGTTTCCGTTTTTATCCTCTTGCCATTTGTAGTTTCTAAATTCTTTAATCATATTGACTGAATCTTTAGTAACGTGGATCTGGTAACGTTTCATCATATCGATTCCGATGTTTACGCTTCCTTGTCCTTTAGTAGCTGGTTTAATATTCCAACCCATTCGGTATAATTCCTCTATTGATTTTGGCTCTGCCGAGTCTGCAAATATTTCCTTTCTATCTACTGAGTGTAACTTTAATTTTTCGTTTATATCTCTGTTTGTTAATCCGGTTTGATATAATAACTCTTTCAAATAAATGTTATCTCCTTGCTGGTAAATTGCCACTAAAGTTGTCGGGTCATTCGTGAAACCGAAGTCCATTCCGTAACTTAAAAACTTTGCCTCTGCTGGAATACTATTGCATTCGTTTATACGGAAGATTAATGCTTGACTTGAGCCGACTTGTCCTAGTCCGTAAATCTTCCAATAGTTCTCATCAACGAATCTTAACCTCTCTATTTCGTTTAATGTTTCAATATCTAAAAATGGATTGTCTTTGTAGGTAGTAATAAAAAATTCTGCATCGTCTCTAGGTTTTATTTTCTCATAAATAAAATGAAACTCATCTGAGGGATTGTAGTCTAGGATTGCCTTGTCTGTTGTTCTTAAAATTAACTGCTGCCAGTCTTCAAAGTATAATTCATTTGCCTCGTTTATATATAACATATCTCTTTTACGACCTCTTACTTTTTGTGGCTGGTCTAATGATATAAACTCGAATAGATTGTTGTTTAAAAGATACTCAGAATTACTCTTGTTGTGGTTTGCCTCTTTGTATAAATCGTATTTCTTTAATATATCGAAAAAATCCCTCATCGAACTGGCTCTCAATGCTGGAAATGTTTTTCTGCAAATGGTTATCGTCTTACCGCTATTCCTATTTGAATAAGCAAAGATTAACCACATCAATATATTATAAGTCTTTCCAGATCGTGAGCCACCTTGCTCAATCGTTATTCTCTTTGTTGAATTTTCAAGGTGCTTAAATATTTTATTCGTTGTTATCTCCATCCGGATTGTTATCGATTACTTTTACTGTAAACTCTTTTAGTTCGTGTTTGTTTTCACTCTCTACAAACTGCATCGATAGTTTCTTTCTATCCTCATCCTCGCATAAAACTTTAAACGCTGATATTTGTAAAGTAGCATTGTCACTTCCTACCCATTTGTTAAGCATATAACTTACTGCCTTGCTTTTGTTTAGTTTAATAGCTTCTTTAATACTTTCCGATTTTTCTAATTCAAGGTTATAAAATTGAGCAGACCCTAAGTCAGTATAATGCTGGAAAATATGTTGTATTTTCATTACTTTATTTTTGATTACTACTTCTAGTATTTCTTTTTCGTGTTGCTCTTTACTCTTTCCCATTATATTATATATTTTTCTTGTCCTATTGGTACAAATAATTTTTCGTCTGCTTGATTATTATGTTTTTGAACTCCGCCTTGTAAAGTACTTTTTTGACTGAATGATAGTAATATTTCAAAGTCATCTGGAGCATTGTATTCTGATATATAAATTTTATGGCTCTTCGATATTTCTCTTACCCAATTCCAAAACTCTTTATGATTAAATGCACCCTCTTTATATTCTGCCGTTCCTTGATATGGAGGGTCACAATATATTATTGCATCTTTTGGTATTTCTACTTCATTATAACTATTACTATAAATTTCCAGTCGTTCCAGTTGTTCCAGTTGTTGCAGTTGTTCCAGTTGTTGCAGTTCTAAAATTCTATTCTTTAAAACTTTTGCAACTTTACCAAGTGCTATTCTTCTCTTATGCCAGTCAGTTTGTTTTAGTATTCCATCGATATATTTCTGAGGAATATTTGGTAGTAATTGTTTTAAAAGTTTTGGGTCTTTATTTATTACTAATTCGTGTCCAGCTCTTTTGTATGGCTCTGTTTCTTTTCCAAAAATATATCCTTTTTGATTATTACCAAATGACCAAATACACATCACATAACCTACATACCAATCTTCATAATTGTTTGGGTTTTTTAATACATCTTCGAACTTTGCTCTTGTAATAAATTCCAAACATTTTTGCTCATCTAAACCTTTGTTTATTGTTTGGTTTAATAAAGCAGTAACATATTTATTTTTATCATTTGCAATAACATTAAATCCATTTTTATAAAATAATTCTCCAATAGCAAAACCACCGCAGAATAAATCTACAATGGTTTTTTTATTTGGATTAAAATTTATTATAGTCTGATAAATCTTTTGTGCAGATTTTCTTTTTGAACCCATATAAGGTATTGCCATTATGCATCAAATTTATGTGAACATTTAGGACACGTTACTACCTTACTTTGTTTGTCTGCATTCCTATCTTCATTTGAAGATATATTATCAAAGTCAATATCTTCATCATCAAAATAAACCGGAATATCTAATCCCCATTCTTTTAAATCATCTGTGTTCCATTCATTCGCTAACATATCCCAATCCCACTCTCCTCCAGATACATTGTCTTTAATTAAAAACTCTTTTTGTTGCTCTTCTGTTAGGTCTGTTATAATTATTGGTACTTCTTTTAATCCGGCCTCTTTACAAGCTTTGAATCTCATATTGCCACCGAGTATAATCATATCCTTATTTACTACGATAGGACGAATATTTAGCATCTCTGGGAAGTCTTTTACTGATTGAACTAATTTTTTAAACTTGTCATCCTTTATTAACCTTGGATTATTTGGGTTGACTTTTACCTCTGATATTTTTACTGTCTTTTGCATATTATTTTAGTTGTTGCTCTTGAAAATCTATTAAGTTGTGTAGTCCTTGTAATCTGTCTTTGTCGTTTATGTCTCTAATTCTATTTATGAGTACTGCTTGAGGATTAGTTGTTTTTAAAACTTTGGCTCTTATCTCTTCAAGTCTTTTATCGTCTCTACAAGCTAAATCGTAATTATTTACAGAGTGAATAACTGTTGCGTGGTCATAATTTTTACCTTTGCTCTTGTATATGTCTGCTATACTATGTAACGTAAGATTAAAATCTTTGCGTAAGATATAACAGAATAAACTCCTTGCGTCTATTATTGGTCTCTTTCGTGAGTTCTCATATATGTTAACTCCTAGTTTGTCTTTTATCTCGTTTGCTATTAATTTGTATTCCATTTTATTTCTTTTTAAAGTTTATTTGTAAAAGCCATATTAAAAATAGAATGCTTATACTTTTATCAATACGATTAAAACCTATTCCTATTCCTAAATCTTGTGTTTTAAAAAATTCAATTTCTATTTTCATTTTATTTTGTTTTTAATTTTAAAAGTAAGTAACATTCTATAAATCTCTCTCGTGCTTTCTGCTTGTGTATTTTTTTAAATAGACTAAATACTACTCGCATATAATTATAATCGCTTACGCAGTCTTTAAATGCGTTTTCAACCCACTTTGCTCCATATCCTTTGCAGAAGTTTACATTGTCTGCAGTATCTCCTATTATCATTTGCTTATAAAAATTATATTTTGCTGCTCCCTCTGTTATTTTATAATAGCATTGTTTTTTATAATGATAGTCATATATAATGCAAGGAAGTTGTTTGTAGTCTTTGTCTATACTTACAATTATTACTTCGTCTCTTCCGAATGTCTCTGTTAAATTAGTCCAGTAGGTTGCTACTAAATCGTCTGTCTCTACTCCGTATCCTATTTTAGCATCGTATTGCTCTTTGACATAGTCTTGAAGTTCGTTTAGTATCGGAGGTACTTCTCTGCCTATTCTGTTTGCTTTGTATGTTTTGCTTATCTGTTTTCGAAAGTTTCCTCTAGCACAAGCAAAAGTAATAACCTTATCAACTTCGTGGTCTAGTTCGATAGTATTAATGATTTTCATTACTACTTCGTTGTACTTATCTTTGGCCTCTTCGATGTTATGGTAACCGGTATCCTCTGGAGTTTCTTTTTGCTTATAACAACTGCTCCAGATTAAACTGTCTGCGTCTATTAAAACTATCATATCGTTACTAGTCTAGTTATTTCCTCTATTTGCTCTACTAGTTCTTTTTTTGCTCTTTCTCTCTCTGATATTATCTCTTTGAGTATAGCTTCTGTTTTGATTAATTCATTCATATTATTTTGGTTTTAGTTTGTTTACAAAGATAATCTTTTTTATGTTATTAACAAATTTTTAGTATTTATTTATTAATGATGCTTGGCTCTCTGATAAAAAGTAAACAGATTTGTTTATTAAATTTGAATTTCCAAACTTCTCATTTACTTTGCAGTTTATTATACTTTGCTCTGGTAGTTCTAACGAATCTAAATAATAAAGATAGTTGCCTCTAGAGTCAAATACATAGTAAAATTTTAAGCAGTCTTGCATTTCAATTAACTTATCATATTTGTATTTCTCTAGTACTTTAGTTGGATAATATGCGTGTCTTAATTTAAACTCTATTACGCAGTCAAATCCTTTCGGTGTTTTTCCTTTGGCATCGTAATGCTCAAACTCTCCTCCAGTCCATTCTAAATTCCAACCGTCTAACGTAAGAAGTAAAATGATTCCTTTCTCCCATTTATGGTGTGATGTCTCTTGGCTCATCTTAATTTTGGTGTTGGATTTTTTATGTAAAATTCATTCAAATCATCGATATAACTTTGAATTATTTTAGGACTGCACTTGCAAGGATAGTTAACTTTGTGATTAAAGTAATGAGCGTGTAACTGACTTACTTTTAAATACTCATCGTTTGAAATTGTATGCCCTAAATTATCTCTGAATGTCTGCCACCAGATCCAGTCTTCTTTTGTCATAACTTTATTTTTTAAATTTTTCATTATACCAATATTCAAACTCTCCCTCTTCCCAGCCACCAATATAAGGACAACTTGCACTTCGCATTTGTTCTTTTTCCATTTCTTTAGCTTCTTCTAAAATGTTATTGCTAAATGCAAATCCAAATTCAATTCTTAATTTTTCTGCTAACCATTCTACTGCTGTTTGTTTGCTATTTTCCATAAGTATCATTATAGTATCGTTCATAATCTTCTTGATTTACTCCGTTTAAATTACCAAACTTTTCACAAGCATTTATTACTTGCTCCTTTTCCATTGCTTTGGCATTATGAAATACTGCTTCATTATATTCTACATCTTGATTTGATATTGGATTTTCTAATAGGTTTTTATATAACCATTCTACTGCTGTTTGTTTCATTTTCTATTTATTTTAAATTGGTTTAACTTGTCTCTTCTTTTATCGCAGTTGCAATTCGGATAGATTTTTTTTACTAGCCATTGGATGCCGGTTACTCTGAATAACCATTCTAGTTTATCTCCTAGTCTCATAGTATAGTAGTTAAAATTAGTAATCCAAAAAATAATACTGCTATTCCTATTGCTACTTGCGTTGCAGTTTTTAAAACGTACTCTAATTCTTTTTTCTCTCTTGGTGTCATAGTTTTTCTATTTCGTTTTTAACTTCATTCCAATATTCGTACTGGTCTGCTTGTGAGTAATTTTTTATTTGTAATGAATCAATAATTTCATTAACTGCTATTAATGCACATTGTTTTGATGTTTCATAACACATAGGATATTTATGCATTGCATCTATTGGCTTTGCAAATTTGTGAATTAACTCTATTGCTTTTTCTTTTGGTGTCATAATCCTTTTTCTTTTTTATAGATTTCTAATAGTTCTTTTATGTTGTCAAAATCATAAGGCCTTTGCTTTAATTTACAAACTCTAACCCAATCTGCAAATCCAATAGCAAATTCATCTGCTAACTCGTTAAACATTTCATTCATTCTTGAATAAGAAATATCTTCTCTATTATAAGCATCTAAAATATCTCTTGTTTGCGCTTGTCTTATTGCTTTCATAATTCATTTTCTTTTTTGTAAATTTCTAATAGTTGCTCTTTTGAGTATGCATCATAAATAATATCTTCGTTATATATTATTAATAACCACTCTGCAAATCCAATAGCAAATTCATCTGCTACTTGTTCGCATTTACCTTCCCAATCACTTGTCCAAAATTCCATTAATACTAGTGAAAACTTTTCTTTTAGTGTCATACTATTCTTTTTTTAATTTCGAGTGCTACTTCATTCCAGTAGTTTAACTCTATTATTTCTCCTCTGCTTTTAGCGTTTTGAATAAGGCCGTTTATAACTTCTTTTAAATATGGTATCTTATACTTACTCAGTAATAATTCGGCTCTTAAAACGCTTGTAAATTGGTCCTCTAAATTATGTTTCATTTTTTATTTGTTCTTTGATTCTTTTAACTGTATTTCGAATGCTCCAGTACGATAGTTTTGTCTCTTCGCTTAAATCAGTAATTGAGTAACTTTCAACGAATATTTTTTGATAAATGAACTTTATATAACAAAGACTTGCTTTGTACTCTGTATGGTCCTCTATTGAGTCTATTTCGTTGTTTAACTCTTTAATCCAATTACTAACTAAATCTTTTTGAAAATAAAACTTCTCCTCTGAGTATTCGCTTGGCTCTTCGATTAAAATTATCTCGTCTATGTTTACGTATATTTTTTTTTTATTCTTACGTAAGTCATCGTAAAACATATTTTTTAAAGTCACGTACACAAAAAAGAAGTTTATCTCTTCTCCGTCATACATTAAATCGTTATTTTTTATCTGACTATAATTGTAGATTTTTATATACATCTCTTGTACATAATCCTCTGCGATGTCATCTGGGCATCCAAATGATTTTACGTATTTTAACCAAGTGGAATGCTTCAGATATAGGACATCGAGTATATTCATTTTATAAAAAATTTAATTGACTTTCTTTTATGGTCGTTAAAATCGATTTTCCGTCTATACTAAATCCTACGTTATTTTGCAAAGCTACAATTTCAATCGGATTGTCTATACTGGTAGGTCTGCCTCCGGTTTCAATCTCTTTTATCTTTCTTATATGCAGCATCGTAGTTGTGTATAGTTGAGGATGCAAAGTTAACCGGTGTACTACTATAAAATCATCTGCTCTGTTTACGAACTTTCCTCCTCCCTCGACATCACTTGCCATTGGAGGAAGTGGATGTCCAGCGAATGGATGGTCTGCTCTGTAAACTTGTCTTAATGCGTTTGTATTTGCGTGAGTATTTAACCAAAGTGAAACTTTATTCTCTTTGCAATACATTCTCATTTCAGTACACGCTTGGTAATCGTACTCGTGACCTCCTAGAGTCTTCATTAAATCGTTATCTTTTATGAGTGCATTGTATGGATCAAGTAATATTCCGTTAAAATTAAAATCTTTCTTTACTGCTTTAAACATATCAATCGCAGAATGATAATCGTACATAGTTGCGTTATCTACAAACTTAAAATGTTTATTGATAAAATCGGTGTGAGTTTTAAAGTTACTTTCAGAGACTAAATTTATCGGAGTCTCATCTAAAAACTCAACTAACTTTCTAATTAAAGAGTAAGAATCATTCTCGGTGCTACATACTAGCCATTTTAAATCGTGCTTTAAAGAGTAACAAAGCATTAAATACAAAATAGAGGTCGTTTTACCTACGTTTGCGTGTCCAAGTACTATATTGAAGTTTGATGTCTTAAAACGTATGTATTCGTCTAACTGAGGGATATCTAGTTTTAATCCCTCTTTGAGTTTACCAGATCTAATCTGGCGGAGGATATCTAGTTGTTTATTGTAATCTATTAGCATTTTGTTTTGGTTTAAATAATGGCCGGACTATTACATCCGGCCTTTAAAATTAGAATGGTAAATCATCGTGTTGTTCCTCTGCATACTCCATCATATTATTGATAGCTTCTCTGTCTGGCATAAAACTACCGGCAGACTTCTCTTTCTCTCCTTTGTTAATTTGCCAACCTTGAATGTTTGCAAAGTATTTGCCTTTCCATTCTGTTCCTCTCAAGTTGATTCCTATTTTAACAATGTCTCCAGTATTAAAGTTATCTAATAAACTAACTTTGTCTTGTGTAAATTCAACCGGAATAGTCTGAGGATATTGTTCGTCTGTTTTAATGACTGCAAGTCTCTTTCTGAATCCTTTTGCTCCGATTGTTTCTGTATCGCCTATTACGATTAATTCTCCTTGTACTTCCATTTTATTTGTTGTTTAAAAGTGCTTGTTTTACTTCGTTAGTTAATTTATATTTTTTCTCTATTAGTTCTATGTCTCCTCCACCGGCTATGTAAGTTAATGCTTTTGCAAACTCTGGAGTGTCAAATTCTAAAAATACATTCTCTTTTGCTTTTACCGGCTCTTTTGAGTGCGTATTAGTTGCATCGGCATCGGCAGTATCATCAATCAAAAGTAAGTTGCCTAGAGCGTATTTTTTTGCGTAACTTGATGCACTTCCAAACGCTTGAGGAGTTTGCATTCCTTTCTGGTTTAAATCTATTCCAACTACCGCAGAGCAGTCGATACTCTTTCCACTCTCGCAGTCCCAGATTGTTGCAACCGAAGTCATAACTGGAGGATTAGCGTTAATTAGTTGTTCGTTAATAGTAAAGTAAACTCCGTACTTCTCATTCATTGGTTTTAATCCCTCTAGAATATCCTCTGCACTTCGAAAGTTATACTTTCCGAATGAATTAAATCTGCTCTTTTTTGCTTTGAACTCTTGCTGAATTCTGCAAAGTTTCTCTCCGATACATAACGGAATTTCGTCTGCCGGTAAACTGATAATTGTTTTGCTCATTTTTATTGTTTTAAAAGATTAATTTTGTTTGCGTCTCCCATTTTTCTATTTATAATATTTTCAAATGTGATTAAATAATTATTAATAGAAGTTTGCTCTCTAATTGATGAAAAATTATCAATTACTTTTTGTATTTGTTTAAAATTTGCTCTCTCTAAAAGAAATCTTAACGATATTACAAAATCTTTTTTTATTGAAAAACCTATATTTTCTTTTGCGGTTAAAATTAATTGTATTAATTCATCTTTTTTTTCATATATCTCAAAATCATAACCATTTTTTATTCCTTTAGATGTTCCAGCTCCAGAAGTTGCATTTTTTAAAACTGTTATAATTGTATTTGACATTGTTAAATTATATTTTTCAGATATTAAAACTAATTCTTTATATGCTTTTATATTTTCTTTAGCATATAAATAAATAAAATCTGATAATGTCCAACTTCTTTGAGAACTATTTAACAGTATCATTTCTTTTAGAGAAATTTTATTTTCTACTTCATAACAAATTGGCATTTGCAATTCTTTTAGAGCTAAAAATCTATGATGTCCATCAATAATTAAATTTTCTTCGTTTATTAAAATTGGTCTTTGCTTTATAAATCCAACTTCTAGAATTGAATTTTTAATGTCTCTAACATTTTTAGGACTAATTTCTCTATTTTTTTCATTAAAAATAAACTGATTATAATTGTATGATTCCATTTTTTAATTTGTTTTAAAGGTTACGTTACTATTTGATTGTGTAAAGGTATAAAAACTTTGATTGTAATAATCGCTCAAAATTTCTGCGTTATGAACTTCGATGTTCATTGTCAGTCTTTCGTTCTCATCCATTAGTCTTTTGTTCTCGATTCTTAATGCTTCGTTACTCTGGTTTAAATAGTTTACCAGTTCTTTTGTACTCCAATTCTTGTAGTTTTTCATTTGTTTTTGTTTTTAGTTAATTATATTCACTGTACTCGTAATATTCATCGTAAAAGATTGTATAGTCTAAATGTGGATACATCTCTTTATATTTTCGCTGCTCTTGCTTTGCTTGTCTTTCAGTTAGTAAAAGTATATAAGGCTTTCCCTCTTCAAGCAGTACATATCTAGTGTCTGTTATTTCGTTCATCATAAGTCTTTATGTTTATAATAGCGGTCTTTTTTTCTGTCTCTACCGGCTTGATGTTGAATGTGACTTCTATGTGAGTTAGTTCTTTGTCTCTTTCAAATACTCTACGCATTTCGCAGTATATCTCTATCCAATTCCAATCCTCTACTCTCATAATATCTCTTGTATTGATTCTATTCTTTTATAGACTATATTCATTTCTAAAAAACTGAATAATGCCTCTTCCTCGTGATTAGCAGAGATGACTATTTCTACGTCTGTGCTTTCGTCATTCCTTTCTGTCCAGTATGTAAATAAAAACTTTCTCATCTTATTTAGATAATGCTACTCTACAACCGTCTTTTATCAACTCAATCCACTCCGGATTATCAGAATATAAATACTCATAAACTTTAAATCCGTTTGTTATTAAATACGCTTGTACTTCGTCTGAATGGTTACCGATTAATGTTACTCCGGTTGTGGTTACATTTACGCTAAAAAATACATTCAAATCAATTCCTAATCCGATAATCGTTCCTAATTGTTCGCTAATTGTTTTCATTTTGTTTTGGTTTTAGTTTAGTAAAAAAATCTAGTTAAAAAATATACTGCAATAATTCCTATTGCGTAAACTTGGTACTTTTGTTTTGATAAAAATGTTTTCATATTAGTTTGTTTTAATTGTTTAACGAGGACAAACTTAATAAACATTTTGTTAATAAAAAAATATTTTGATAATTATTTTTAAAAAAAAATCCCAACCTAATAAAAGACTGGGACTTCTTAACCAAAACAAAAATAATATTATGAAAACAATATCACTCCAAATGTAGTGTTTTATTTTGACTTTGCAAACTCTTTTATTAAAATATCGTACTTTAATTTTTTAGCAATAAGTTCGCATTTTGAAAACTTGTAGTTTCGTGTGTTGTTTGCTTTCTCTTCTATCTGGTCTGTATATTCAACTCCGTATCTCTGAATCAATCCGGCTCTGTAATTTAATTCATTTCCTCCTAGAAACCGATTACATTTTCTGCATTGCTTGTGACAGTTATGCTCGTCAAATATAACTCCGGAGTATATCTCTGCTTTTTTAAAATGGCCGCCATCAAAAAGGTCTGTATTTTCTACTCCACAAGATATGCACGGAAACGAAGCATCTCGCATTCTAATGTACTTTTGAAAGGACTTTTTTGCCTCTGCCTCATATTGCCCCAAAGTTTTAAGTTTGTCTCTTAAAATGGCTTTCTCTGCTTTCCACTCTCTTTGCTCTTTTAGTTCTTTAAGTTTCTTTGAGTGTTCAATAGCACATTTATATCCGCAGACTGCTTGTGCGAACTGGACCGGAGTAAATTTAGTTTGACAGACTTTACACTTCTTATCTTTCATATAAAAAAACCTTTATACTTTCTCCAAACGTAGTAAGCCGGTATTAATAACAAAAACCAAAGTAACCACCAGTAAGATTGTTTTCTGTCTATTAGTTTCCTTTCGATTATTAAGTCTCTTTTAACCGTCTTTAAACCGCTTTTTTCTGCGTTGTGTTGGACTTTTACATCTTTTACTGTACTTATATTGTTTTTTACTTTTTTCCACTTAATACGGCTATTTGTATATTTATTTCCATTAACTGTAATAGGCAAAGTATTATCTACCGGAATAATCTCTATCTCATCTGTAGAGGAGGTGTCTATTATTTTAGTGTTGTCTGTTACTCTCGTTTGAGTTTCAACGGTAATTTTTTCCGTTTTTTGCTCTTGTTCTTTAGTTTCTGACTTCTGGACCTTTCTGCTACCACAAGACGTTAAAAATATAGCACCTAATAAAGCTAATATAAGAGCTATTAATATAATGTTGTTTCCGTTGTCGTTTTCTGTTGTTTTCATTCTTCGTATTTTAAAATTTCGTTAATTGACTCTTGGCTATATTCACAAAACTGACATTTACCATTAGGCCAAAACATATCGCAATTATCGGCATCCTCTTCTCTGTTAAATCCTCCATAGCTTTGATATAATCCAACCGGAGCAGTATACCTATGGCAGTACTCTTTACTTGGACATAAACTGTCTAAACATTTTGATATGTCACTCATATTAATTTTAGTTGTTTATTGTCTATTATTTTATTGCTCTTTTGTAAATTGTCTTTTGCCCATAAAGGTTGAAAATTTGTATAGTGGTTTAATCTTATAAGTTCTTCTTCATTCTTTGCAAGTGATACTGGATAAATATGGTCTAAATGCCATTCTACAGCGTTTTCCCAAGTCATTCCTTTTGTAAATTGTAACTCTAAATAATTTTTAAATTCTTGAATTGAGCATCCTAATATTTCTGATGTTTTGGAATTTTTATTAAAATTTTGTCTTTTTAAAGTAACTCTTATACTTTGTCTTATTCTAATTTTTAAATCAAATAAATTATCTAATAATCTTTTGTTTTTATAATATTCATTTTTTTTATCTCTATTGTTTAAATTATGTTGTTTATGATATTCTTTTATTTTTTCCTTATTTTTTAATCTATATTGTTTATGATATTCTATTCTATTATTTTCTTTTTGATAAATTTTATTTTTTTCTTTTATAATTTCTTTATTTTCTAAATAATATTTTTTATGAGATTCTTTTTGTTTTTGTTTAATTATTTCTTTATTGTTTTCTACATATATTTTAGATTTTTCTTTTAAAATTTCTTTATTTTTTAATCTATATTTTTTTAAATAAATTGATTGACAATTTTTACATAGACTTTGTAAATAATTTAATTTTTTATGAAATTCAGTTAATTCTTTTTCTATTTTACAAGTACTACATACTTTCATATATTATCTATTTAGTTATTAATTAGTATTAAGTATATAATATATTATACTACTTTGAAGATTAGAGCTGGTGAGTAAACAGAGGAAGCCTTAGGGAATAAGTACGTTAGTCTTAATCCAGATATTAATATTTTTCATTTAATACCTTTACTCTCTGTTTGATTCTACTTCGTTAGACCGTTGCAGTTTCGTTCACAGTTGCACCATTAGAAGCCCATTTTAGTGCTTTAAACATAAGTCAAATTGTTGTAATCTTCCCCTTAATTCCTTATGTCGATTTGTTTAGGTAACAAAAAACCCTATCAAGAGGATGCAAGTCTTAATAGGGTGTGTTTCTGTAATTATTCAACAACCTAAATCAATAGGTTGCATCCTAATTGATGTGCCAAAGATAGAAATATAATTCATATATCAATAAATAACTTATTTACTAAAAATGTTTATAACTGCATTGGTATAACTATTGGCAGAGTCCCCTTATTTAAAAGTACTCCACAACCTATGGCCGGTTTTTTAAAATTGCGGCCATAGGCCATTGCATAACTTTTATTGTCAATCCCGCATCCAACTTGCATTCCAAAGATTCTAAAATTCTTTCCTACTATATAATCAATATATAACTCTGAATGTAAATGTCCTTGTATTTGACTCTGTAATTCTTTTTTCATTTTACTTCTAGCAGTTCCTCCCTCTCCGTGATTAATATTAACATCGAATAAATCTAAACTTTCTACAAAATCCCAATTCGGCACTTTTAAAACTTCTTTATATTCTTTTATCCATCGTCTTGAGACTCCTCCAGTAAATGCCTTACGATAAACTAACCTATCGTGATTGCCTATAATAACAGATGCCTTAGGAAATACTCTGTAATACTTTTGCAATTCGCAAATTGCGATGTCTAATTCGTCTCCGGCAGACATTCCGTCTGGGTCACTCTCGTGATAACTTGAATAGTGATTATCGATAACGTCTCCAATAAAAACTACTGTCCCACATTTAAACTTTTTTTGTTGCTCAAGACAAAACTCTAAATAATTAGGCAAATTAAATGGAGCGTGTAAGTCTCCAATAATTAAAATGTTGTTCGGATTGCCTTGCGTATATGGCTCTAAATTTCCTAAATCTTTAGTCTTAATTTTGCCTATGTACTTTCGTAAATTTTCGATTTCTGTATAATCTCCATCCGGAATTAACCTCCTAGCGATGTCAGTATTATTGTAATTATATTTAATTAGTGGTAAAATTTTACTGTGCAAATCTTGATATTTTGACATAGTTTTATTTTTAGTTATTTATGTAAATCTATACAAAAAAAACGCTAAAATCGATTTTAAAGGGTATTTTATCAACAATTTTTTAATAAAGGTATAAGTACATTACTTTTTTGTTTTCTTTAAACTAGCAAAAAATCCCTTATTTTATAGGACTTTACAGAGTGATAAAATTCTTACTAAATTTACTACTCAAATGTACTCCAAATGAAATTAACAGAGAAAAAAAAGAGCAATACTTGAATAGTATGCTCTGTCTCTTCGTCAAATATTTCGTCATTATATAACGCTCCGAACATCAAACCTTTTATCGGTGCAAAAATAATATCGCAGTTTGCAAAATTAACTACTACAAATAAACTTAATACAAGTAACAATGCTATTATCATAATTAATCAATTTAAAGCGTTTTAAGAGGCGATAATTTTTAAACTATATAAGTATACCAAAAATGTATTTTGATTGCTTAAAACTTCTCGTAATGTGTTTTACCGTTAACCTTTACTGCTCTTAAAGTTTGTTGTCTGTAATCTTTGCAATAAGATACGTGAATCCAATCCGGATTTTTTTTGTCTCCAAACTCCCAAATTAACTGGTCATACTTCAAGTTATCTTTAATCCAATGGAATATTTGAGCGTTAGTTACCTTATCGCCTTTCATATCAATATCGATTGCCTCTCCTCTGCAATGTTGGCTAGTGATACTTCCGTTTAATGCTTGGTTAAGATTCATTATTCTGTAACCGGAAGAGATATGAATAGGCACACCGAAATGTTCACGTACTGGCTCAAATACTTTTTCGGCTAATTTCTTAAGATTATCAATTTGAATAGGAGTTGGAGAATTAACGATGCCTAATTTGATTGCAGTTGCAGAATAGGTCAACTCCTCTAGAGTTAAATGTTTACTTATTTGTGTCATTTTCTTTTTTGTTTAATAATTTGATAGTTTGAATAATAGTATAGACTATTGATACAGTCAAAAGTATTATTTTCAATGTCTGTTCAATATTACTGAATGAAATAATCATCGAGGCAGTATTCAAGGCGTAGATTTTAAGGGATTGAGGTATCATTATGTTTTTATTTTAGCGACTATATCAGTAAAACCTTGAATGCCTATATAAGCAGTTGCAACAATTACCCAGTCACTTGATGTTATATTACTAAAAAACAACCCTACACAAGCCACAAAAAATACTAATAGCTTTCGGCTTATCCATTTACTTAATAACTTATCTAATGTTTCTTTACTCATTTGGTATTATTATAGGTTTAGGCACATATTCTCCTTCTGTTAAATTCAACAACCAATTCCATTGTGTATTGATAATTGTTTCTTTGTCTTGCTCTGATAAAAATAAAAACCAAATATCGTTGATATCTTGCACACAATTAAAAAACTCGTATGTTGAATAAAATACCCCTTGTATTTCTTCTTTTTGCTCTATTGTTAAAATATATCCTTCCATTATACTTGTCTGCTTAAAGTTGTTTGAAATGCTTGTACTGCTGTGTAAAAGTTAGATGCTTGAGTGTCGTTTAAGCCGTCTCCGATATGAGCAAATGCGTGTTGAAAATCAAGATATTCAACTATACTTGATTGTAATCTTAATGCACCAAATAAAAATGAATTTGTTGGCTGTGTTGTTTGACCATTTGTTGTTACAGATGCTATATTTGATGAATTTCTAAATGATTTAGCAGAAGAATTAGATGTTCGTGATGTTAAAAACAAAGCTGCAAAATTTTGATTAATTGCTGAACTTAAAATATCGGGAGTATTATAACTATAAATGAAACTATTATAGCGTTTTGTTGTTTCAAAAGTTGCTCCCATAATTGGCAAAGATAAAGCACCAATAGCACAACCAAAACTTTTGTTAGTTGAGGGTGTAAAATCATTTCGTGAATAAACAGAAAAACTTACGCTATTAAATGTTAAACTTGTATTCGGAATAAATCCAGTATCAAAATATGCACTCGTTCCATTAGGCGTTACCCCAGTACTCGCAAAAGTCCAACCGCTTGTAAATGTACCAGTAAAACTTGAAGATTTTAAATTCTGTGCACAAGCTGCAGCACTTGCTCCAACCATTGGATAAATGGCTTTCATAGAGTTCCAAATCCCCGCACTTTTCATATTTAATACAAGGTCATTAATTGCTATTTGCTCTGTACTTGTTAAAGTTCCACCCGCTGCTATTACTCTATTAAAAAATGCTTGTGCATCGGCATCAATAATACCACTTTGTATAATTGTAGATATTTGTCCCGTTCTTGTTTTAAAATCAAATCTACCCATTATGATATACGATTTACATAACCTACAATATTAATAACATTGGCAGCACTTGCAAAAGCAGTTATTGTTCTTGCTGCTGAACCAGTACCTACTAAAATTAAACCAGTTATACATATTGTTAAACCACTTTTAGAAGGTATTGAAAGTATTATATTTTGGTCGGGTGCAGTTGTAGAGCCATATTCTAAAGTTAATGTTACGGCACTTGCTGAAGTATTAGTAGCATAAAGCCAAACTTCATCAATTACAGATGCACTTGTTCCAGTTGCGTGTATTGTTGTTCCAGTTGTTGCAGTTGCTACTACTTTAATAGGCATTCCACCCGTTGACCCGCTTAATATTTGTTTACTTATTGGCATTTTTTTTTTATTTTTATGTTATGAAAATACTTGTGATAAAAGAACTACTTGTAATTCGTCTGGTTTTAAAGCCAATGCATCAAAGACTGCATTTTGACTTGGTGCAATAGTTGTAACTCCATCTGTTATACTATCAGCTACTTTTGCATTTATAGCAGTAGATTGAGCAGTTGAAACTGGTTTATTTGCATCTGAAGTATTATCAACATTTCCTAATCCAACAAAAGTTTTATCTATTGTTTTATTTTTCCAAAGTTGCGTTGAAGTTTCATAAATTAAACCTTGATTGTTTAAAGGTGTAGTTATATAAACATTATGTAATTCGTCTA